TTTCTGGAATGGGATTTACGATTGATATAAAGAATGGCTCTAGTTTTGTTAATAGAAATTTCAAATATGCTGCAACGGGATTTGGGCGTGGTAGTTAGTATTGAATTAAGATATACTTAGATAAAAAATTGGATTAGGCAATGTCACAAGTTAGTACTGGTGCAAATTATGTAGTTGACAACTCCACAGGAGCCAACGTGAGAGCCGACATAAATGAGATATTTGATGCAATATTAACAATGAATAGTGGTGCTGCCGAGCCAGCATATAGAAAAGCATATACATTTTGGGCAGATACAGGGAATAATTTATTAAAAATGCGTAATTCATCAAATGATGGCTGGATTGATTTAAGAACGCTTACTGGTGGTATAACTTCAACTGCTGATGCAACAATAAATTCTCTTACTGTAGGTAAAGGTGCAAACTCTGTTGCTGGTAACACAGTTCTTGGAGAAAGTGCTTTAGATGCCTCTGTTTCTGGTGGAGATAATACTGCTGTTGGTAATTCAGCATTAACAACTTTAACTTCTGGAGCAAGTAACGTGGCCGTTGGACATGATGCTCTGAAATTAAATACAACAGGTGGTTTTAACGTAGCTATTGGATCAACAGCTTTAGATGCAAACACTACAGCAGAGGCGAATGTTGCTGTTGGTAATGCAGCATTAACTGAGAATACAACTGGCCACTCAAACGTAGCTGTAGGAGCTAATACTTTAGATGCAAATACTACTGCTAATAACAATACAGCCGTAGGTGCTGCTGCATTAGGAGCTAACACAACTGGAACTCAGAATGTAGCCGTTGGAGCTTTTGCCTTAGATGCTAATACAACCGCAAATGAAAATACAGCAGTGGGTTATAACGCTGCTTCTGCCAACACCACTGGGGCAGCAAATACAATAATGGGTCATAACAGTTTTGATGCAAACACCACAGGAGGAAGCAACGTAGCTATAGGTGCTCAATCATTAAGTAGCAACACAACGGCAAGTAATAATGTATCTATTGGTGCTTTTTGCATGAGAGATAATACCACTGGTGCTTCAAACACAGGAGTGGGTAAAGGAGCATTGACACATTTAACAACATCTAGTAACAATACTGCCATTGGAACAAATGCTTTAAATTTAGCCACAACAGGATCATTAAATTCGGCTGTAGGTGCATTCGCTTTAGATGCCGTTACCACAGGTGGTGAAAATACAGCAATGGGCGAGGGTTCTTTATCATCACTTACCACAGGCACAGGAAATTCTGCATTTGGAAGGCAAGCATTAGTTTCTGCCACAACACCATCTAATAACACAGGTATTGGATTTAAAGCATTACAGCTAAACACAACTGGTGAACGAAATACTGCACTTGGTATGCAAGCTCTTGCTAGTACTACAACTGGAACGAATAATGTAGCTGTCGGTGTAAATAGCCTTTATACAGCCACTACTGCAAGTAGTAATACGGCTTGTGGTGATGCAGCTTTATTTGCGAACACAACTGGAGAAAATAATACTGCTATGGGTAGAAATGCATTATTCGCAAACACAACTGGAGACCTTAATACTGCTGTGGGAGCTAATGCGTTAGATGCTAATACAACAGGCACAGAACATGCCGCTTTTGGTGCAGGTGCGTTAGGTGCAAATACAACTGGAGGTTCAAACGCAGCATTTGGTAGAAATGCTTTAGCTGGAAACACAACTGGTGCTTCTAATACTGCTGTAGGAAAAGGAAGTATGGCATCAAACACAACAGGTACTAATAACACTGCTATAGGAGTAGAAGCTTCACTATCAAATACAACTGGAGTAAACAACACTGCTTTAGGTAGGCTTACTTTATATTCAGCTACAACTGGAGACAGTAACACAGCAGCAGGCGATGCTGTTTTTTATCGTATGACTACAGGTTCTAACAACACAGGTGTTGGTGCTGATGCTGGTGCTTTTGTAACTACAGGCGTTAATAACACCTTGTTAGGACATGACGCTGGTAATTCAAACTCTCCATCAGGACAATTAGTTACTTCTAGTGACAAAGTTTGTTTAGGAGATAATAATGTTGAAGCATTGTTCTGTGCCGATACTTCAATATCATCTTCAGATTCAAGAGATAAAACTGATGTAGAAAGTTTTAATATCGGTTTAGCTTGGATAGAAGCATTGAGACCTGTCACATACAGATGGGATAGAAGAACATGGTACGGAACTGATGCTGAGCCTTATGGAACACCTGATGGCTCAAAGAAAAGACAAAGATTACATATTGGATTTTTAGCACAGGAAGCACTAGAAGTTGAAAAAGCAAATGGTTATGGTTCTTCAAATGATGATTCTTTGGTTGCAAACCTAACAGAAGATGGAATGTCTTATGGAATGAAGTATGAAAGACTTGTACCAATACTTGTAAATGCAATAAAAGAATTATCAGCAAAAGTCACAGCCCTCGAAGCAGGGTAAACTAAAAGTAACCTAATTTTAATTATGGAAGAAAAAACCGCAGATGAAATCGCAGCAATCTTCTCTGCTGCTGGTGATAGCGTAACTGTTATCGGTACGGCTCAAGCATCAGATGAAACTGATGATGATTTCAAGGCCAAAATAAAACGAAATGTTGAGCATCTTGAATTAATTAAGGGCTACAAAAAACTTGATAAAACTACATCTATCTGGACATCAGAATCATTCACAGATATAGATGCTGCTATCACTGCTGGTAAAAAACTTTACTAAATTATGAATCTTAAAGAAAAACTACAACAGCTTGCTATTGAAAGGCAAAACTTACAAATTGCTTTGTATGAAGTTAGCGGTGCGATGAAGATTTTGGAGCAGCAGATTCTTGAAGCTGAACCCGAAGCAAACCAGCCATCAAATACAGAGGCATCAACCCCACAAGAAGCAACAGCACCATCAGAGTAAGTGGTGCTACCATTTTATTAAGAACTTCTTTGACCATGTTTCAAAAAATAGCAAACATTTTAAGTATCATCTCATTTGTAATGGTAGCTTCAATGAGTGGTGGAACGTACTTTGCTTATAAATACTTCACATCAGAACAGTTCAAATCGAAAATGATGAATGAAATTCTTGAAAATGTTTCTGGAATGATGCCAAAAGTATTAGATCAGAACTTACCTAAAGTTACAGGTCAATCAATGCCTATAATCAAATGAATGGAAATACCTGATATAAGTATTCCAGATATTTATATTCCAGACGTTCCAAAAATATATGCTCCTCATTATTTAACTATTACAAAGCCACCAGATATTGATGTTCCTGGTTGTACCTATCAACATCGTGATATCAAAAATACTGGTAATCGTAATTTATTGTTGGAAGATCCAAATGGTGTATTTACAACGTGTGATTTTCCGTTCCCTAGTTTTATTCCTTTTGACTATACACCTGAGAATCTTGTCATTACAGAAGAACCGCTTGTTGATAATGAACCACCGCCCTTACCAGAAACAGAGCAGCCAAAAATTCCTCCACCACCTGACCCTCCACCACCAGATTTTCCTCCCTGCCCAGGTAAAAACGATCAACGAGTAGGAGACTTTCGTAACGATAAAAAGTTAGAACGTGTCATTGGGCATGAAAGAAGTCAAGATGGGAGTGAATGTATAACTCTCTATGAAGCAGTTGAGTGGAAAGAACAATACATTCCTTCTGCTCCACAGTTTGTTGGGGTTTTTAGCCTTGCTTTGGTTGGTGCTTCTGCACCATTGGTACTTCAGCTTGTACGGCCAATAGTTAAGCAAGTCGTTACCAAATTGACTAAAAAGAAGGTAAAATAATATTCCGTAGATGAGTTTAATACCCGTGACTTGTCTACTCTAATTTGTGAGTATGTGGGATAACTTGATTGGGAGGAATGTTAACAATAATATCTTCACAAGTAATTGCACTTGGTGTACCCTCTTTAAATTTAGCTCCCAACTTTGCTTGCTTCGCACATTGTTCTAAACGAAAAAGACTAATTTCCATCTTAGTTTTCTTTATCAGTAATCTTTGAGCTTCGATATTCACTGCTGTTGCTTCATGGCATAGTGCTGGTGACTTACCCAATGGAATATTAAATTGAGCAGATATTCCATAATTTAAATTAAAATTATCTTTTTCAAATCTAGGTATTTCTGAGTAATATTTGATCTCACCAGTATCTTCATCATAAATTGGTGTTCTAGTTATGGTTTCTCTAGGTAATGCGAAAGACCAACTATCTGTTAGATAAGGTGTAATTGTAAGGCTAGGTGAGGCACAAACTATGCCTTGACTCATTTTGTAAGATGGCATGGCTGATGGAGTTATCATTGTTGCGTTATTGTTTACAACACCTTGAGCGTTAGAGCTAGGACTTGCAACTGTTGTATTAGCCAAAACCCTTGCAGGGCAAAGAATTAAAGCTACTGCCCAAATGTAGTTGTAGTTTCTGTTGTTGTGCTTGTTGTTATTTGACGAGTTATGGTTGTGCTTGTATCCAATCCTGGTGTTATTAATGTTTCTTGAAGAGAGAAGGCTGCTCCATCGTTTGTAATTGACCAGCGAGGTATAGCTTCTAAGTTTGGTGAAGTCCAATTAAAATTCACTCCCCCAACTGTTTGTTCATTCGTAGTCGTAGGAGTAGGGTTGATATATCCCGTTTCAGATTCGATATTATGTCCTGATGCTGAGTATGAGTATCCTGTCCGATATTGATGGCTCGTGATTGTTTCATTAATTATTGATTCAGATGTACTTGATGTTGTAGAACTTCCTGTACGAAACTGCGGAACTACAGGAACAGCAAGTGTTCTTATAGGTAATGTTAATAAAACTAGCAGCCAAAGTCTAGTCAATCGTAATAGTAACTTTAGTAGATCCTATGCAACTTGTACCCGACCCACCTGCAGTACAGGTATGGATTCCAGAACTCAATGACGTTAAAGCGAGAGATCCAGCAGTACCGCCTGATCCAATAGTAGTTTGTCCACCTAATACTGGTAATGCTGCAATACCCGAACTAGGGGTGACGGTAGATGGTGTAGCGTCACCCATTATTACGGATTCTGTTTTGCTGAAAGCAGATCCCGATGTTGTTACTGTAGTATCTGTCTGTATCATCGCTGGAACGCCCTCAGTTAACGAACCAACATTAAGGCCACCAATCTTTCCTGCTGTTGTGGTATCTCCTACAGTTACAGATGGAGTAATATTATTTCCGCTAAGACTATATGTAGTTCCTACCTTATTAGTTACTACATAAGGCATATCAACTGTTATCTGTGCCGAAGTAACAAACTCCTGTTTTATGTCTGCAAATGCAGCAGATGGTACGAATAAAAGTAAAGCAAACAGTTTTTTCATTTGATACCTACTTTGTTTTTACTATTATCTATTATTTTAGGGCCATTATTGTTACCTGTGCCACTTTTTTTGTTTCCTACTGAAATTCCATAGCTTCCGAGCACCCCACTGACGAGTCCAGCCGTGAACGCTCCATCAATCCTTACCTTACCCATGTATCCAAGAGTCATCATTGATAAACTCCAAGTCAAAATCAGAAATCGGATAGCGTGACCAAAGAGTTCACCCCATTCAATACCCTCCTTTTCTTCTTTCTCTTCAGCCATAAAAGTAAAGATTCTTGTCTAATACTAGCAAAGTAGCTATGTTTGGAAAGTAACACACATTTTTTTCATGTATAAGATTCTTAAACCAATCTTACTTACGTTCTTAACTACAACTGCTGTTAAGAGATTGATAGTAGATTTATTGAAAACAATAGCTAAACAAACAACAAATACTTTGGATGATAGAGCAGTTGAACTTTTAGAAAAACAATTATTCCCAATGAAATGAAAATTACTAAATTCCTCAACATTGATATAGAGCCAGCACCTCCAGAATTGGAGTTAGAAGTAGAAATGCAGTGTAGAGAAATTATGAAAGCTAATGATATAGACAACGTAAAAAGATATTGTACTCATATGGTTAGAAAGAAATTTGACCAAGATATTTTTATGGCATCTTTGTTGAATAGACTTATAGAGTTGGAAGCAAATAGAGTTGTTCAGCAAATGAGAAAAGAAAAGAAAAGATCAACTAATCCAATTAAGAAGTTTTTTCGTATTCCTTAAGTTCCTCACTAGTAAAATCTTTAATTAACAATTTATCAATTTTATCAATTTCATAATTAAATTTAAGCACAGCAGTTCTTATATGTTCTGTAACCCAACGGCCTTGATCATAAATTACCTGTGCTTTGCCATTTTCTTTAATAAAAACATAATGATCCTGGCCTTTCATTTGAATTTCTAAAAAGTTTCTTTCTAGATTTTTACGTCTTATTTCCTTAAGTTTACGTAATTTTTCAACTGATTTTCTAACTGGTTTCATTTGAAATAAAGATCATGAACACGTTGAAGTGGGATTGCAGCTACAGCTGGAACAATACTATTGCCTAAGGCTTTAGTTCTGTCCACCCGATTGGATAACCCATAACTTCCTCTAGGAAGTATGGGCTTACTGACATATGATCGCCAGTTTGGGTCAAGACGTCTGGTATGTTTCGCTGACCATATTCCTGATTCCATTTTACTGAGGATCTTCCTTTGTAATCCCTCGCTGTTGGAGTTGGTAACATCTGTAGATGATTGAATAGATCTACTGTCTGAGGATTCACTGCTTCCCTCAGATTTGCTAACTTGGTTCTGCCTTTCCTGTGAACTTGAGTCTGTTTTATCATTGACTCCATTGATCGAGGAGGAAGATGATCCATAGTCGTTGGTGTAGGCAACGCACCACCACCTTGAACGTCTGTGGGCTGCTCCCAGTGAACTTGCAGATATAATTGACCATTCTGCATCGTACCCTGCTTCGGAAAGCTCTCCGAGAACAATGTCCAATCCGTTATTAAGGATCGCTGCCACGTTTTCCATGACAACGAATTTTGGTCGTACCAGGCGTATGACTCTGATGAGTTCGTAAAATAAACCTGATCTGGATTGGTCTGTAATTCCTTCTCTTCTTCCTGCGACACTGATGTCTTGGCAGGGAAAACCTCCTGTGATGACATCATATTGTCTAGGGTAAGCTGTGAAGGTTTTGATATCGCCATGACAGGGAACTTTAGGAAAATGTTTTTTTAAAACTTTTTGACAGAAGGGATTAATTTCTATAAACTGAGTGGTTTCAAATCCTCCGACAAGTTCATGTGCAGCATAAGAAAAACCACCGATACCTGCAAAAGTATCAAGAATTTTTAAAGTTTCTATCAAAATGCCATTTGATTTAGATCAGGGGCATCTTCGACCTTTTGTGGATTAATATTGCCATATACTCCGTATGGTCCTTCCATCGCTTTACTGTAGATTTGTATACATTGAGTTTTAATTTCTTTTCTTTGTTTGAAATCATAAACTTTTTTCTCCGATGCTTTTGTGTTAACAAGGTTTTTTAAATGATCTATTAAATGTGTAACAGATTCAACTGGAATTGTTAAACCCAACACTTCTTTTTCTGGATCGAATCTATCTGTTCCTATAGACCATTTGATAGGAAGAGGTAGAGCTGGATTGAATTGAGAATTAGTCATTGAAATAATTTTGAAGAATTTTTTTAATAAATTGATTGGGAGGAACATTATTGTCTTTGCAATAAGTTCTTATTTGTTTTGCAAGAAGATCATCTGTACGAATTGAAAAGATGTTTCTGTTGTAATCTTTATGGCGATCTAGCTTGCGTTCTTGAAGTTGATTTAGAACTTGTCTCCCTGCAAATTCCGCTTCTTCCTGAGTCATAGAGTTGAATCAATTTCATTTATTAGAAGTGTAAGGAACTGACCTTGTTCCGCAGTTCTTATGTCAGCAGGGCCAATCTTTTCGGATTTGATCCCAAACTGAGATTTGTACTTGTCTAGAATCTCATCTTTTTTCTTGGGATACTTTTCAGATAAGTTCATAATCTTCTGTACGACAGCTTCTAAAGCAGGTTGTGCTATAGGCTTACCATAATCTTTATCTTCTATGGATTCAACAGGTTCAGGTTCTTGTTTAGGTTTTGTAGGAGTTCTTGTAATACCTTTCTTAGGTTCGGGTGTAACCTGTTTGGCTTCATCGATTTCAATCTGTGCCCAAAGTTCATAAGCTAAACCAAAGGTAAAACAGGCACAGGCACAAAGACATCTACGATGTGAATTTTGAAAGTTAACAGAAGAAATCTTTGATAAAGGTCTATTTGCGTTATCTGTAATTGCAAAGGGGAAGAGAGTAGTTTTGACGCTTGTATCAATGTGTTCAAAATATCCCATAAGAAATCCAGTTCCATCGGGAGCTTGAAAAATATAAGATGATACGCCTTCTTCAGAAGTGGATTTATCAAGACAGAACTGCCAACCTGGAGCGTGTTCTCTCAGTATCTGTGCAGTTTTAGCCCAAGCGACATAATCAAACTTCATCTTTTTATAGATATCAGTAGTTTTGATTACCCCAGCTAGATTAGGCAGAGTTGTGGTGGTCATGTTTAATTAGTATTAGTATACTAATAGTATACTAATCACAAATGGAGGATATTGCAATATATGCTCCTGGTAATTCATCTTTATTGATATATCTTTTCTTTGTATTAAGTTCAACAACAAGAGAATCATCTTCCAATACACTTCCCCCAGCACTGACAGACAATCCATCCAAAGTAGATCTAGCAAGCTTATCAATATCACCATTACCTCTACTTGTACAAAATTTAGGTGCTGAAGGTTTTAATACATCAGCATTCTTTCCTGTTCCATAATGTGATTTAGGTCTTGGAAATATAAATTCAATATCTGCCTTTACAGGTAAGTTCAATGCTCCACTGTTATAACATTCAAGTGCAGCTTCTTTTACATCCGTTCTCCAAGGTTTTACCTTTTTAGATGCTTCGATCATTGCACCCCAACGAGTAAGGGTTTTAGATCCTTGAGGAGCAGGGATTCCAACAACCCTAATTGTTATTTCATTCATGCTGCGTTTCCTAGTACAAAAACTGGTTGATACCATCTCATTTTACGTTCTTTACGTTTAGCTCCTTTCAATACTGTATGCCAATGACCTCTTCGCCAATGTGGTCTTAACTTTCTTTTACTTCCACCAACAACCAAGAAGTCCTCATCCTGTTTTGGTTTTAGTTTGACAACCCTTGTTGTAAAGTCTTTTCCTACCCAACAAATAGCTCTTGGTTTAATATCACTTTGTACTTTATATTTTTTCTGTAAAGGTACAATTTTTGATGGAATATATTCTTCGGTAATAATATCTGGCTGTTGATTCATTAGTAAAAGCAGATTTACAACTGTTTTAAAATGATCTTGTATTATATGATCTTCAACTTCTGTAAATTGTAGTATTTTAAATACCTTTAAATTTTTCCAGTTAAATGCGTAATAATAAATTTTATTGGGTTCTATAACAAAATTCACATATACATCGAATTTGTATTTGGGATTGATCAACATATCTTTTGAATCATTTATCCCCCATTTATGACATTCAACGAATGAATATTTGATCTCATTTATTTTGTTTGAATGCAATAAAAAGAAACTTGGATTTACTACGTTTGGACTTTCTGTAAGCTGTAAATTATCTATATTTGTATTTATCAATGAATTACACAAATCATCTTTTAAATAGTAAGCAGGAGAGTCATATATGTATTGTTTACTTCTGTGTTTACAGTTGATATGTTCTCTTGCAAGGTCTTGCCAGGAATAAAAGTTTTGTGGTGATTTGTATTTGTATAAAAACTGTCCTCTAGTAATTTTTGGTTTAGTTTCAAGTACAACTTCTTTTATCTCAGTTTTTTCTTTTTTACGTTTTTCTGCAAAAGCATCACTTAGATCTTTTCTTCTTTTTTGATTATTTATTTTAGGTAATTCATTAGGATCATTAACAGTTACCCATCTATCTCCTACTTTCATTTTTAAGTTACCTGTATTTGGATGAATCCATAAGTCACCTTCTTTTGCATCACCTCTACGTTCAACTATTTTTCTTTCATTAGTTTCTTCCTCGACAGTATTAAGATTTGAATCTTTTGTATTAAAAAATAACTGACCTGCTGATTGTCCTTCTTCGAAAGTATTAAGAACTGCTGTTCTTAAATTAGATAATGCCTCTTTTTCTTTATAAGTAATATCTTGCTCTCCTCTTAATTTCCCTCCTCTTTTTTTATATTGGCTTTTTATCCATGCCGAAGCATTATTGGAAGGATAAGGTTTGAATTTTCTTCTTGCCTCATTTTTTATTCGTTTATAAAGATCTTTATCAATACATTTCAATCCAAATTTTTTTAAAAAACCTTTATTCTCATAAAAATCTGGGTGTCTTTTTTCGTAGTATTCATCTAATTTTTTTTTATATTCTTTTTTAGGTATTCTTTTACCTTTGTCAAAACTAGCTGGCTTTGGCATCTTTAATTAAATAATAGATATATTTATATATAAATATACATCAACTTACATTATCCTTCAAGTTCTTTTATACGTCTTTTTAAATCTTCATCTCTTACAACATATTCTTTTGTTGATATCTGCTCACGAAACCATTGATCAGTAAGCATACCTTTTTGAATCCATAAATTTTTTATTATGGTTCTTTTTGCCTTTTCTAATTCTTTATAAAAAGATTTCATCTCATTATTCCCCATTTTCTTCTTAATTTTGCATTTAATTGTTTTGTTTTTTGTCTCTTAAGACTTAGATAAGTGTCATTAAGTTCTTCGATCAGATGTTCAAAATCTCCCTGTGAAGACAATTCCAATGACCTTTCAAAGTTAACGATTGAAGCTTTGATTAGCTCCAAGTCTCTACCTGAGACATCAAGTATATATCTCATCAATCTTCCTCAATATAAGCTGTACCATTTGATGTACTTGTATTACATCTAAGAGTACTCTGTTGTTCTTCCATCATTTGTATCCAGGGTGGTTTAGCATTACAGATCAAAACACTTTCAATCCTAGTAGGAGATAAATATATTCCATGTTTAGCAGCATCTACAGGATCAGCAGTGCCATTGTAAGAAGGTCTTGATATATAAGATCCATTACTTCTCTGCCAAGTAATCCAAGCTTCGTAGTAACATTGAAAAAATTTATAGTTATGACGAGGATTATCAGGATCAAGTTTTTTTAATTTTTCATAAATTTTTAGATAAGTTTTCTTATCGGTATCATTTACAATTTCTTCTTTCATTATTTTTCCCCTCTAAGTTTGATATCTACGGCTATTTTATTTCCTAGCAATTTTTTTATCTTGCTAACATCTTTTTCTGTTAAATCATTAAATATTTCATATCTTCCTACCTGATTTTTAGAAAACATTCTATGAATTTTTTTCTCTAGATCTTTATAATCTGCTCTTGCCTCACTTACTGCAAGGACTTCATCTGGTAGTTGTTGTCTTACTCTATTTTTTATATTATTTGCACAAGAACAACCTACTTTATGACTTCCTGCACTTTTAAAAAAATAAACATGACCTAAATTTTTTTTATGATCCCATTTTTTTTCTTTTTTACGTTTAAAAAATGTAGCTGCTGTTCTTCCATAAATACCTATACTTCCTTCTGCAACATCAATTGCTAATTCTTCTAATTCAGTTTCTGAAATTAAATAATGTTTTTCATCCCCTGGTAAATTATCGAAAGCATTGTTATCGTAAACTACTCCAGTTGATGTGGGGAACATATTAGTACCAGCAGTTGAGATACTTATAGTCCTCGTATTGTAAAAAGGACTCATCTTTGAATAAAGGTAGCCCATATCAAAACACCACCTGTTTAGCTTCAAACTTTTCCCATGCCTCCTGCCATGCATCTTTGCATCGCTGCACAGGCTGATCTTCGTTCAACATACACTTGCCTTTGTATGCCCAAATCGTATTGCAGATATCAGGTTCGATATCACAATTCATTCTAAGCATTTCGATATAGCAACCTAATTGTTTATCTGTTCTATATGGTTCTCTCCAACCTGTACGTTTTTTAAAGTCATATGTTGTATTACCTTTAGTTTTAAGATCAATCAATCTGATCTTTTTAGCCTTAGTATCATATCCAATAAGATCAAGTTGACCACCTACATCTTTGATAGGGTTAGACATCATATATTCAACACCCATAGGTTCAAAATGTGTGAACAGTTCCAGTTCAAACAATGGGATAGCCCATTCTTCGTATTCACCCATATCGATATCATCAGCACCTAACATCTTCTGTTCTAAGCAGCTATGAACAGTTTCTCCTCTTGGTTGCCATATATGTCTTAATCTTTCAATGTTTTGTTTTGCTTCTTCATCTAAATCACTACAAACTTGAGTAGTTGAATACTTTAACCATTTCTTAGATTTCTCACAGAAATATTTATGTGTTGCTTCATGTCTGAAGACAGGAAGTTTAGGAAGTTTTTCGATGGTTTTCATGTTTAATTAAAAATGTGTTGGTAAGTCTTTAGGATCAGTAAGTTCTACTTTCTCCTCTACAGGTTTTGGTTTTTGTATTTTAACCCTAGCAAGGTTTTTATATTCGACACCCTGATAACCTTGAGGAAAAGCAGGGTTGCCTTTGCAGTTGTTTATGCAATCTGTCCAACCTAGTGGAGGTGTATCAAGATCTTTAAGAGTCCATCGACCTTTTTTGATACCCTCTTTCAGTGTTTTGATTACAGAAACATCAAATAGTTTTTGCATTATTGAAAACCTCCTTTCGCTGTAAATACTCTTGATGCAGGATGATTGTTTTTTGGCTCTTCAGTGAATTTAGATTCCTTTATCTCATAAATATCCTTCCATCCACCTGCTATTGCCTTTTCAAGGGCTATCTTTTTGGTTTGAGGTGTGAATTTACGCAACTTATCAAATATCCTGTTAGAAACGCTTGTAGAGCAAGTTGCTTTGTTTCGATGTCTTACAGCCCACCATTCAACAATCAGATCAGCATATTCTTTAAGATCACCGGGAATCATGTTTACTGAAATTACTGCCGATGAAAAAGGATCAGATCCATTGGTCAGTGCTTTTGGTTTTCTTTTTGCAGAACTTTTCTTTTTTTGTTTAAGAATTAATCTGATGTACTGGGGAACTGATAATTCTTCTCCCCTTGCTTCATCAAGATATTCGTAAAGATCTGGTTCCAACCAGATACAAACTTTTTTACTTGACATAAATTTATATATGTTTGTTACTGACAGTAGATGATATTTATTTATATGTCAAGCAAATATCTAAAAAATTCTTTTTCCTTATCCTATATGTATATATATTATTATTATATATATAATTATTATATATATTTAATAAATATACTTACTTATATATATATTCTTTTTCTTTTGGTTCTTTTCTTTTTCTTTAAATTGCCATTCAAGATATAATGATATGTCATATATATTTACATTGATATCAATTATCTGATATATAATATAAACAGTTGCTGCTCCTTTGAAAGAATTTACTATTGATGACTCTAAATAGATTTGGGATCCACTCCAAACTTTCAATCAAAGATGTAATGAGTTCCCATCGAGGATGTCTGGGGAGTCAACGTTTATTTCATGACGTAAT